CAAGGTTTCGATACTTTGTATTACGCATTTGACCCAACCCAAAGTGATTGCCATTGGGATTGATTGCCTCAACACGCCAATTACTTTCCTTTGTGATCAATGTATTAAAGCATTGAAACTCTTTGTAATTGATAATCCTTGAATGTGCATAAAGCTTTAATGAATCAATTGATATTGTTTGTTTTACATCTTTTGTTGCATAAGCCGGTGTCATCCCAATTACACAAAGCCCGGCCAAAACCACCAAACATCGTCTGCGAGCTACCCGGTGAACCGGCTCGCCAACGAGTGTTGATGGTAGCAACGCTGTCAAATACCGAGCGTAATCTTGGGCGATTCCAACAGGTTTCGCACACCTGTGGATAAAGCCTGTGGATAACTTATTCACAATGACATCTCAGCGATCCGAGCATCATCAACGATTTTGATGCCAAATGTGCCGCAGCTCATGCATTGTGCAAACCACTCATGCTCTGTTAGTTCTGCACCTTTTTTAAGTCCATGGCGTTGCTTTGGCTTTCCATAAAGCTTTGAACAGATTGAACAATCAAATTGCAGAATGTGCATAATTGCTCCTTTGTAATGTCTCAATTGGTTGCAAATTGATTTGAGGCACACTCCAATTGTTTTGTGATGGGTTTTTATAGCGTGGTTTCTTGGCAATTGCTACTGGCATCCAGCCCACGATGTGCATCTTTGGTGAGCTGCCGGTAACTAATACGGCAATGTCGCGATCATGTCGATCCGATTCCTGAATCCACAAATTGCTGGCCGGATTGGCTGACCATTTCACCTCAATGTGATCGCCCACATCGGCCTTTGATTTATCCCATGTGATGCCGGGTGTGTAGTCATAACCTAGTTTTTTTGCCACTACATACTCGGCCAGCATTGATTCGCCCATCTGTGCCACATACTCAAACCATGACAGGTTTTTGACAATGCGTGAGCTGTGATCAGCTGATCGATCATGGCAATGCTGAATGGCTGCAATCATGCATTGCACCTCCTCAATGCGATCCATCATCGGCAATCACCACAAAACCAAATGATGTTATCTTGCTTGTCATAGCCTTTTTGGTAGCCAAAGTGATCTAATCGCCTCAGCTGTGAGCATTTATCGCATTGCCCAATTTTGTATTCCTCAACGATTTCCCCATTGCACATCAATCTGGCCATCATTTGTTGAGGATAGATCATCTCTACATAATCGCTCATAAAATCAACAAGCAAATCATCAGCCCAATTAACAAGATTTGAACACAGACAAGTATTCTAATTAAATATTGTTTAGTCATCATCACACCTGGGGTTTAAATGTGCCATCGCTGGTCATGGCATACCATGTTGGCTTGCATTGTTTTTCTTTAACCTTTTCGCTGCAAAAGTAACCAGCCCATGGCTTCGGTGCATCCGGCTTGCTTTGATTCCATCGCATGGTTCCATGTGCGCACATTGGCACACCGTTGACAGCCCAACCTGTTGGCCCAACATCTGATGATCCAAATGATGGCGTTCCGGCTTCCTCGGCTTCAGCTGATGTTTTGTAGCTCGGCACATCGCCATGTTTTGTTGTCCAATAGTCATAATCCGCTGCCGGTTTTTCGGATTTGACCATTGACATGACCTCTTTTGTGGCCTTCTCGGTGTTGCCCATGACCAAAGCCATAACACGCATCAAAGCTGATGTGCAAGAATCCTCAACCATCCATCGCTTCATTTTGTCTGGATATGCTGCAAGATAGCCGTACGCATAATCAATCCCGGCTGGATCAATCTCAGTCTGATTGCGCCATGCTTTTGCTTGAACAAGCACATAGCCTTTCTCAGCATTGAATTCAATAATGTGAGCTTCAAGCCTACCTTGAGGAAATGTGGCAATCCATCGATCGGTGCGCTCTTTGTTGCCTTCATAGCCATCCATAAATGCAGCCATCACCAGACCTTCCGATCAGCTGAAACGGCGTGGCGTGCCACAGCCCGGCCGCGTGTGTAGCCTTGTCGCTCGCCTTCTTTAAATCCCACCGAATAGGCCATGACAGACCATAAAGCCCCGGCAATGACCATTGTGATCACAATTGATAATTCATTCATTTTGTTGCTCCCGATTCTGGGAGCCGCGAATCAGCTCCCAAACAAAGAGTGACAGGCAAAACCGACAAACTCAACAATCACGCCTAAATTGCGGCGTGTCGCTACTTCTTTTGTTCAATGAGGTGTGTGTATAGATAATCCAATCGCGCTTCGATGCGTGAGACTTGATCCTTCATACTCGACCCCGAATTGGGTGCCAGCTCGCTCATCACCGATCTGATAATAATCCGCATTGACGAATAGACAGCTGCCAGTATTGCAATGACAAAACCACCAACAGCCGTCCATTCGCCCGGGCTCACTTCTTTATGCCAAAACTGACATCGTTGGGATTGGCCCACCGAGCTAATACCGGCACAATGCCAGCGATTAAGCCCATTGCCAAATCCTTTGGATTGGTATTGCCAGTCATCCAGACAGCTAAACAACCTGCCACCGCGCTTCTTGCCCATGATGCGGCAGCCGCTTTGAATTGATTCATTTTGTTTCTCCTTTTGGTCGATCCGGCAAATCACCGGAAAACGCGCCATAAGTTGGTCGGCCGTAACCGACAACAAATGACCTTGCTCCCAAATTTCTTGATTTCACCATGACTTCGCCGCCATTGCGCTGATCTCCGGCACCCGATGTGTTGCCTTCAATAGTCACGATCTGTTTGTCAGATACCCGGATCACCAAGCCAATGTGATTGATGGTTGTTTTGTCATCAATTACAAAATCAAAGAAAACAAAATCACCAATCTTTGGTGTAGTGTGCCATTGCTTCATTTTCTTAAAAGCATCGGCCCCGGCCCGGGTGCTTACCACATTTGGCACATCAACATCAGCTTGATCGGCACACCAATTAAGAAATGACCCACACCACGGCAGCTTGTCAGCTTTCATGTGCTTGCCATACTTTGTCTCATTGTTGCCGGTTTCAGCTGTACCCACCTCAGCGAGTGCAACCTGAATCAAACGCGGCAATGTGCCTTGTGGAAATGTCACGACAGCAAAAGCTTCGCTTCATCAGCTGTGATGCCTAATTTTTCCAGCAATGCAGCTTTGTTGTCCTTAGCTTGACTTTTGGCTATCTGATCAGCTTCCATTGCAGCTTGATCAGCTTCATAAGCTGCTAATTCTGCATCAGTCATTTCACGGTCAATGACTTCATTTGTTTCTACGTTATGGATTCGGATTGTTGGATTTGGCATCATTTTACTCCGTAGATTTTGACTGTTCCAGCAGAAAAATTGCCGCCGGAATTGTTGAACACTAAAGATGAAATTGCTGTTGTTTCACAATAAAGACCATTGGCACCAAAACCATTAAATCCTGTTCCAAGGTAGCCACCACTTATTTGCCAAGGTTTCATTGCAGTCGTTGAAGCATAATTTGGCAATCTTAAAACCCAAGAGTTATTAGCACTTGTGCGAGCGATAGTCTGACCAGCACTAAAGTTAATTTTTCCACCGGCAGCGCCATTGAGACTTTGTGATTCGGGATCACTTATGTAATAAGTCTCAATTCTTACGCTTTTATCAGTAATGCCATTCGGAGAAAGTTGCAGCGCACCATTGGCCGTGTTATTTGTTTGACCAAAAACATAAACAAACAATTCAACATAATCTTGAGAAATTGCGCTGATTGTTGTTGTAGCACCTGACAAAGTTGTTGTGCTAAGTAAAGTCATACCCCCGCCACTAGCTGCGGTGGCCCATTTGACCTTATATGGTGAAACTGTAGTGTCAGCTGTCAAAACTTGATTTGTCGTTCCGATGGGCAAATTATCATAAGTGCCTGAACCTGTACCAACAACAATGTCACCAGCTGCGGTGATTGTAGTTGCCATGTCATTTGTAATGGTCACAGCCCCCGATGTGCCTCCGCCTGTAATACCTGTACCAGCGGTAACAGCCGTAATGTCACCAACATCATTTGTGACCCACACAAAATCCATGTTGGTGTTGGAATTTTTTGCCAGAATTTGTCCTGATGTGCCACCTAAAAGATCAGCCATCGCTGTATCAACCGCTTGACCAAAAACCTCAAAATCAGCTGGCAAATCCGTGACCAAATCGGTTGGTGTTGGCATTTGCCATCCAAAATTGCTTGTTGGATTACTCATTTTTTCTCCTTACGCTACCACTAAGGCATCGGCCCAATCGAGGCTTCCGCTGATTGTATTCCAAAGTTCTGCTGGTGCTACATCACGCCATTGCATGGCTTGCAAGCTAAATGCCACCGGTGAAAGTAAAGCCGTGACTGACACGGAATTGTAAGAGGCTCGCCATGTCCAGCCTTCAACAAATCCCAAATAAGTTCCAGATGCCATGTTTAGAGGCAAGTCGGTCACTCTCAAAGGCAAGCCCATAAAAACATTGATCAATGCATCACGATCAGCATCATCAATTTCAGAATTTGTCAGCTCAAATGTGATTTGGTTGAAATTAGCCTGTGGGTACGATCTCAATGTTAGATAAAATGCCGCTTGATCCTCAGCATCAGCTTGATGTTTGATTGTGGTAGTTATTATTTGAGCCAGTCGGCCAAATTGTCTAATTGAATCGGCATCAGAATCAGTTATTTCGCTGTTTGAGTTTACACCGTATTTAATTGTTATTTCGTTTCTTATGTCACCAGCTCGCGTTTGAATTGACAAAGAATTTGCCAAAGCCTCTGCCGCTGAAAGATCGGTGTATCCATTGAGTGAAAGATAAGTTGATCGATGTGTGCTGTCTGCATAAGAAATTTGGCCTTGAGCGTTTTCGTAAATGTAACCCAATCCTGATGTTGCCAAAGCTGATACCAATGAATACACATCAATTGTTTGTGATGATCTTTGTGCCAGCTCATAATTGCCTGGGGTATCAATTTCACCCAATCCTGTATTTTCAGCGTTTTGCCATTGCTCAGTTGGATCATAACTAGCCCATGTTAAAGCCGCCGGTACTTCATTCCATGAGTTAATTAAAAGATCAGTTAAAACAGAAAGAATTTGATCACCGTCAAAATCTTGAGACAACACACCAGTTGTCAATGCTTTTGGCAGCCGAGATAAAGCTCCCAAAGCTGTAATAGAAACGGTTTGATTTATTCCCACAACACCTGATGCTGCGATACCAATGTCAAATTCAACAACAGTACCTCCAAAAATTGGCACAAATGTTGCTGTGGAATCTTGCAATTCTACAGTAACGGAATCATTAATTTCGATGTCGATAATTGATTGATCTAAATTTATCAATTGCAAATTGACATAGCCGGCATTTGCTTGTTCATAAATGTTTGTACGACCGCTCGTAATATTTAAATTTGCCAAAGCAAAATTTGTGTATTCAATACCAGCGATTTTGACACGCCAAACAGGATTGAAAATTGTCATTACACACCGACAAGATTCAAAGCACCATTTGTGCCGCGATAGAAGCTGTTGTTGAGTGTGTCCACTATTGTTCGCGCTGTGCCTTCCGGATCAATGGCTCCAGTTACATTGACAGTTACCGCTGTTGTTGCCGGTGTGATGCCAGCTCTTGCATCCCGCAATCTTTGTGTTTCGGCTTGCAATTCAATGCTGCGCAAAACGGCTGCCTGTTGAGCTAAAGACAATCCTGAGATGTCGCGTGTGCCGCCAAATTTTGAGGTAACAATAACCGGTGGCCCGGTTGGCCCGGTTGGCCCGGTTGGAAAGAATGTCGGAGAACCGGGCGCTTTTGGATCGTCAATAAATCCGCCAGCTTTTAAGCCTTTTGATCCATCGTCACCACCAAAGAAAAAGCGAGTTACCGGGTTATCTTTTACAAAATTAACAAATTTTGTGATTGCAGTAATTGTGCTGTTAATAAAGCCAACAAGTTTTGAAAAGCCTGTCACCAGTCCACCAACAATTTCCCCAATTACCTCTAAAGCCAATTTAAAAGTACCACCTAAAAGCGGTGCCAAATACTTTTTAATAAAATCCCAAACCTTTTCGAGTGCATCATAAAAAGGCTGTAATTCGGCAGAATTGTCCGTAATGGCTTTTTTAATGGAATCAAATGCAGATTTTAATCCTGCAAGAATTGGCCCAACAACCGATCCAATTGCTGGAATAATTTCCTCGTATAAGAATCTCCACCATGTTGTTAAGATTGGCAATAAATCATCACGGATCACTTTAAAAATGGCCATAAAGGCTGGCCCCAATGTCTTGCTTAAATTGCTGGCAAAATCTTGAATTGCTGGAATGCCTTTATCTACGAAGTTGCTGATCAATGGCGTAAGCGCATCCAGCACATAAGATCCGACTGTTTCTTTGGCCTCATCAAATGCCACATTGAGTCTTGCCATCTTGCCAGCAAATGTTTCAGCTTGCTTTGATGCCTGACCTTCAAATGTAGCTGACAAAGCAGCGGCAGCTGCATCAAAATCTTTTGATTTAATAATTGAATCATCAATGCCAACACCCAAACGCTTGAGTGCGCCTAGATTGCCATCGTAAGCCTTACCCAATGCCTCAGAAACGGCCGATAAATCTTTGCCTGTACCGGCAGCGATGTCCAAAGCCAATGATTGCAATTCCTGTGCCTTAGTCGCATCTTTGGTTGATCTGCTCAACCGATCTAGCGATGGCCTCAGCTGGTCATCGGTTATGCCGTTGGCCAAGGCTGTTTGAGTGATGTAATCCTCAACGGCTTTAATTTGGTTATTTGTGGCACCGGTGACATTTTTTAAAGTGGTGGCCAATTTGGCTTGAGCGGCTTCATCCTCAATTGCAGACTTAACTCCATCGATGAGCAATTTGCCAGCGTAAGCGGCGGCGGCTGCACCGGCTATGGCAAATGCTGCACCGGCTTTCTTAGCAAATCCACCCAGTTTGCCAGCAAATCCATCGACCTCATTTGATCCTGTTGTAAGGCTTTTTTTAAGCTGGTCAATGTCACCAAGAATCGACAGCTTAAGTGTTCTACTTTGACCAGCCATCACCACTCCTTCAAAATCTTAGTAAATGCATTTTCCCATTGATTGATGATGTGTGGCTGTTCGGCACGCAATGTTGGATAGATAAAGTAACCGGCCGATCCACCGCGAGGCCCACGGCCTGACCAAATCGGGAATTGCTTAAATTTGGTTGATCCAAATTCATAGCCGCCCCAAAGCTGTTGCGTTGTACCGCCACCACTAAATTTTTGAGATACAAAGCCAAAACTTATCTCACCAATCTTTGATGACTTACTTACACGCGATCCTTGAGCAATGCGATTTGCTGCCTTGTTTGGTCGGCCACTAGCTGCGGCTGTGACTTTGGATTGCAAATAAGTTGCCAATCCGTTTGAGACAGCTTTGGCCTGAGAAACGGCTGCATCATCCATGGCCTTAAAAGCACCAATAATGCCGCGCAAATCACTCTTGTCATAAGTGATTGTCTCAGTTGCCATTTCTGATCCTCAGTATCTCGAAAGCGGTTAATACATCCTCAGCTGTTTGAAACTCTGATCGTGACAATCCGGTGGTGATTGCTAATTCCCAAAGAATCCGGTTTATTGTTCCGGATTCGTAACTTTTGGGGTATCAGTTTCTCCCATGTTGATGTCAGTAACAGTTTCACACCACGCTTCAAAAGGCTTGACAGGTTTGCCGGCTGCCTCGCGCTTGCTTGCGTGGTACGCCAAAAACATAAGATCAGCAATTCCCAATTTCTCAGATACTTGCTGAATCGTGTTTCCAGTCTTTTGTTCCCATTTCATCCACTCCGGTGGGAGTGCTGTATAGGTTGCACTCTCCCCGGATGTGAATTCAATTGTGATTGCTAGTTTCATGCTCCCGATCTCCTTTATTAGCTAATAGTTAAAACAGGTGTTGTCACACAGGTGAAAGCTAGTGAAACAGTTTGAGCATCTGGAGCTGTACCGCCGGCAGATGGCAAAATCGGCTGCACATCAAAAGCAAATGATGCGCCGGTGTCTGCCACAAATACCACAGGCAATCCGGTGTTTGGTGCGCTTGTTGCAGATGTCCAAAGTGCCTCGCACAATGATGAAGCTGCGCCCCAATCTGCAAGCATTTCGACAGCAAATGAGCCTTGAGTGTCTGTTGTAAAATACGCCTTGCCATCGAGTGTTTGATAAGTGTTGATTGTTGAATCAACAGTCAATGTTGCTGATGTGGCTTGAGCATCAAAATCATCACCATCAATGGTGAATGTTATGTCTCTGCCGGTGATGATTGTTGTTGGCATGATTTCTCCTTAGTCGGTGTAGTAGGTGCTGACTTGTAAATCGGCCGTAAGATACTTACCGGCACCGACTTCCAATGGTTGAGGTTGAT